CCTGGAATTCCGCGATTTCCTCGGATTCCGCAGAATTCCGTGGACGCTTGCGCTCCCTGTCCTTCGCACGACGACCTTCAATGGTCCGTTCGGCGATCTCCACGCGCGCTTCGAGCCGAGCGACGTCGGCAATAATGTCCGCAGGTGCTCCAGAGGCGATAAGGCGCTCAAGCAAGTTCACCTGTAGTCCACCGTGACGACAATCTTGCCGCCCTTCACAGGCTCTTCACGGGACAGCCAGAAGCCAAAGCGCTGGTCATTCACCTCGAGGGCGTCGGCGATTCCGTCCACGCCGGCCTTGATGCTCGCTAGCATGTTGTCCAGGTCACGCTTGCGCTTGTCAGGCGGGTGAAAGTCGAAGCGCAGCGCAATGCCGCCTTCAGCCGGTGCGAGGGCTCCTGCGGCCTTGGTGAGCCAATATGCATGCTCCCGGTACGACTTCGCCGAGCGCGCCTTGGCATGATAGTGGATGCGCGCGTTCGGGCTGAGCTCCTTGGGTGGCCAAGGCAAGGTGACGGTTCCGCTCACAGGTCGGATACTCCACCAAGCGTGAAATCGTATTCCCTGGACCTGAAACGTGGCTTCTCGATAAGTCTTGCGCCGTTGCGAAGAGCTTCCATCTGGCGCTCGAAAGGCGTCATGTTCGCCCGTTCGATCGCCATCTTCTCCTCAATCATCCTGCGCGCTTCGGCGGCCCCGCGTCCCCAACAATTCCGGAGGCGGCGATATTCATCGCGCCAGCGCGGCGGGCACCACCCAAGCATCGTTTCGGTACGTCGCCGAGCCGCTTCCTTGCGTCCCGCGTACCACTTGCGCCTGGCTTCTACGCTCCACGCCAAAGCCAAGTTGGCCTGAACCTTTGCGACCAGTTTGGCTGCTCTTTCCGGGTCGCTTCGTGCCGCTTTCTGGCCGGCTTGGAGGTGGCGGACTGCTCGCTGAACGAAAGCCGGATCTTGGGACTTCCTGCGGTTGGCTTCTGCCTTCCGAGCGCGAATGGCGGGGTCAGCATTGCTGTGATTTACAGCACAGCGACGGCAACGGCCCGTCTTGCTCTGCGTTGAAATGGGGCCGTGACAGTCGGAGCATTGGAGGCTCATCCGATCCGGCCTCCGCTTTTCAACCAAGCGTCGTAACCAGCGGGCTTTCGTGAACGCCTGTCCAGCTCGTAGATTACTTTCTCAAGCTCGTGGCTCTCCGCATCCGTAAGGGCGCGGGTGCGGCTGAGCGCGTCCAGAACGTCGAAGCGCGCTCGGAGCTTGTCAGGGCCAAGCGTCTCTCCATAGACCTTCTGTCCGTCGATTGTGACGATGATGGGCTTGAAGGTCATGCCGCCACCTCGCGGAACATATCCCCTTGGCGTTGAGCGTCTTCGATGCGCTGGCAAGCGATGTCGAAGAACCGCGGCTCACGCTCGATGCCGACAAAGTTGCGGCCAAGCTGGACAGCAGACACGCCAGTCGTGCCAGAGCCCATGAAGGGATCTAGAACTGTTTCGCCCGGGAATGACGCCAGGTCGACGGCCCAATTCATGAACGCGATCGGCTTAGGACAGGGGTGGTCGTTCCCCACTGCTTCGCCGGTAACATGCATCCCAGGATGGTAGATGACCTTAGCGGTAGGCCTTGCGCCCATCCCCTTGGCGATATGTGGCGAGCGTCCGTAATAGAGCGCGGGGTGATAACAGCCGAAACCCCATGCGCTGCGTCCGCCGCCGTTGGGGCACACTATACCGCCGATGTCGTCAGGCTGTGGATACTCATGCAGCCTTCGAGTGCCCGTGAATACTAGGCAGCGTTCAACGCGCTCCAGCGCCATCTTGAACGCAGGCAACACACCGGACCGAAACTCTGTCTCTCCGTCCTCGTAGACTAGCTCAGGGCGGTTGATGGTGTGCTTAGTCGCCTTACCCTTGAAGTCCACGCCGTAAGGCGGGTCCGTGATGAGCGCATGAATGCCTTCAAGCGTCGGCAGAACCTCCCGGCAATCCGCAAGGTAAAGGGTAGCGGGCCCGATGGTTTCGACGCGCATCAGTAGCCCCCGCTCTTGGGCGTCCAAGCGGGAGCGCTTTCGGTGTTGGACTCATTGGCAGACATTGACTTGCGAGCGCGATCGACGCCGCACCAGTCGGACGCGGTTTCCAATGCGCTTGTCCGGTCGAAGAGGAACCACTTGTCCCCATCGGCATCCGGGTCATAAGCCAAGATGAAACGACTGCTCATGCGACGCGGGCGAGCTTCATGCCCCGCGCCACCATGCGGAGAGCTACAGGGCGAAGAACGGGGCCATCGCCGGTAAAGTCGCCATCAGCGGCACAGCGGGCCAGCTGGGCGGCATCTTCAGCCTCGTCAGCAGCTAAGGCACCCGGAGGCGTGTCATCCTGCTCCGGCAGGTCAAACGCGGCCTGGCCCGCCCTGCTGAGCCATTCGGACGTGAACTCGGCGCCAAGGAACGAGGTCAGGGAAAGGATCTCGCCCAGGTCAGGCTTGCGATATTCCCCGCTCAGCGGGTCGGCCATCACGCTCTCGATGGTGCGGTCAGGAACGCCAGTGGCATTCGACAGCTGCTTCACCGAGTAACGTCGGCCACGACCCACATAGAGGCGCAGGGCATTGCCGAAAGCGGCACGGGCTTCGATGCGGGAAACGAGAAGCTGATTGTTCGCTGACTGTGTGGAAGTCACAGTTTAGCTCCGTTCGATATGAGGGAAGTTGAGAACATTGGCCAAGCGGACATCACTGTCCGAGAAGTGACCCTCTCCGACGCCCTCACTTGGGAGGTAGTAACTGGCGCCGGAGAGGCGGACGTGCGGGGTGGGCTGAACCTTGCACGCCCGATCTTGTTTGATACCTGTGATTTTCGACCAAGTTCGGCCGCACTTGATGGCCTGAATGGCGCCATCAGAGACGCCGTAAGTCAGACCGATCTCTCGCAGAGACCGATTATCGCCAACGATGGCGAGAACCTGTTCGTTGGTCAGTTTGGCTTGGTAGGAATCCTCACCCACCTTAAACCCGCCCTTGGGCTGGCGAACGAGAGAGCCGGAGTAACGGCCCGTCCAAGAAAAGCCGGAGCGGATCTTCCAGATCGTTCCTTTGCTGACGCCGTACTCTTCGGCGACGATGCGGTCCGGACGAACATCGCGGCGGATCGAAGCAACTTGCTCGACAGTGAGTTTAAGCCCGCGCTTCCTCTTGCGAGTCTCTCCCAGGCGGACCGCGCTGCGACCCTTCGCCTTCATGTCAGCGGAGTTGTCGAGAACCGTACCGAGGAAGAGATGCTTCGGATTACAGCAGGGCGGGTTGTCGCAGGTGTGGCAGACCAGGAGCGGCCCAGGATCAGACTGGTTTGCCAGCGTCCAAGCCAGCCGATGGGTGAGGAACTGTTTCCCCTTAACGGTGATCCGGCCATATCCGCGGGTCGTCTTGCCCGTGTAGAGCCAGCACTCATCCGGCCCTGCCCTGTGAACAGCTTGGCTAAGGCGCTCTCGCAGAGCCTCCAGTCCGACTGCCTGAGCATCCGTCCAGAAGGTGAGACGAGGGACACTCATCTAGAGTCTCCCTTCCGAAGCATCGGTGATGTTTTGAAGGGGCTGGCCTTCATGGAAGCCCTGCTCGTCCTCATAGCCAACGGGGGCCGTGGCGACGTGCCAGAGGAGCCAGAGGATAGGGGTGGCGATGAGGAGAGCGGTGAGCATTTAGGCTACCCGATCGAGCGGGCGGGAGATGAGGAAGCCCCGTGCACTGAGCTCGGCAATCAGGGCGTCTGTGTCTGCCGTGCTTATGCAAGGCGCGTGGCGGATTTCCACGGCGTCCACCGGAGGCCGCTCAATCAGCTGTATTGCTCTTGCCCTGCCCTTCACCCGGCGGATGAAGCCTCGTTCCTCAAGTGCCCGAACGAGCGCGTGAACGCCGCTCTTGCTGGACAAGCCGAGTGCGTTTTTTATTTCCTCGTAAGAGGGTGTCTCTTCGCTGTTCTGGAGAAGGGTGAGCAGCTGCCCTTGACGCTTCGTGACGCCCATGCGGGTCATGCCGCCTTCTCCTCAAGTGGATACAGGTCGGGGCGCAGGTCGTGGCGGGAACCAAAGCCCGCTCGCTCGGCCGCCAAAACGTACTCCGCGGGCAGAGGCCTCCGCTTAGAAAGCCAGTACGAGACGAGCTGTTGCGAGGTGCCAATGGCTGCGGCAAAGCGCGATTGGTTATTCCCGGCCTTGCCGAGCGCGTCACGCAATGCGCTGTGAAGTGGGTCGTTCTTCATGAGCCCAATACCTACAGAAGTCCTGTAGTCTATGCAACAGGAGTTTTGTACCCCTACAGCGACAAGATTGTTTGTAGGCTCATTGCCTATGACATCTCATCGGAGCGACCCCGCCGCGGCTGCCGCCTTCATGAAGCGGGAGCGCGGCAAGCGAGGTTGGTCGACCACGAACCTCGCTGACTATGCTAGAGCGATAGCGCGCCGGGAGGGTAGCGCGGCGAAGCTCACCCAGCAGACCGTCTCAGGCTTCGAGCAGGGCGATGCCAAGCGCATGCCAGAGTGGTTCCGCTATGTTGAGATGGCCTTTGAGGAAGGCGCTCCGGCTGCCGCTCAGGACACAAGCCCGCGTGATGATGTCGTGTACATTCGTCAGGTCGACATTCGTTACGCTATGGGAGACGGTGCCGCGATCGACGACTATCCTTCTGTGTCGCTGGTCCCGTTCAATCTGGGCTTCATCCAGCGATTGTCTCGCGCACCCGTCGAGCGCCTGTTTCTGGCTTCCGGTATCGGAAACAGCATGGAGCCGACGCTTCTCAAAGACGACCTAGTCTTAATTGACACCTCCGAAACCCGCTCCACGTTCGGTGATCTGCTCTGGGCCTTCGAATATGCCGGTGCGGGCTATATAAAGCGGCTCCGGCGAGTGAAGCGGGAGGGCAAAGAGATAGTCGAAATCCTGTCCGATAATGCCGCTGTCCCGCCGATGGTCGCTGATCCCGGCGACATTCACATTGTCGGCAAGGTGGTCTGGATCGCTCGGAGCATGTAGGTGCCGATCAACGAGCTGTCCCTAGCAGTCGTCGGCGCGGCTCACGCGAACAAAGATGGCGGCAATCGCCGCTCTGAGATTATCTTCTGCACGCCCGGCGAGCCTGTCTACCTCGTTCCCGAGCCCAAGAACCCTGTAGATCCCCAGGCCGTGAAGGTGCTTAGCGCCCGTAATTTCCAGATTGGTTATCTCACGGCAGAACGTGCGCCATGGATTGGCGCGATGCTCAAGAATGGCCGGCCCATCGTGGCGGTATTCCAGCAAGAGACGCCCTTCGGGGCCTACATCCGGGCTCACTTGGACGGGCTTCCCCCTACCCTCCCCCCGGTCAAAGAGCCTCCTGAACCCGGCGCAGATTGGGACCCCGGCTTCTATCCCGACGAGGAGCCGCCCGAAGAATTTCTGTAGACTACAAATATTCTTGTTGACTGTCGTACAGCACTTTTGTAGGTAAGGGCATCCACAGCGGAGATGCCCAATGGCTCACCAGCAAGAACAGATCGCCTACAACCGCGGTTGGAACGTCGTTTCCGACGCGGTGGCCGCAGGCTACCACGCGCCTTACACGAACCTTGAAGATACTCAGGAGGAGCATGTCGCCTTCCGCGACGGCTTCTTTGATGCGGTGGCTTACTACAGCGCAGAACGGGTTGCAGCCTAATGCGCCCCACCCCTTCCCAAGCTGACAAGGCTGGACCCGATATGGGCGTCCAATTGGGCGGCTATAGTCTCGAATACAGCGAGGATGGCCAAACGTGGCGGATGGTGCAGGAGAAGTATCACTGCGCTGATGCTCCGGTGGGAAGTCCGTTCCGGCGCCGTCCAATTATCCGCGAGCGACTGCAGGACATTCAGCGGGAAGCTGAGTTTCATAGCCATCGCTACCCCCACGTTCGGATTATTCATCCGAAGCCACAGGTGTCAGCATGACCCCGCTTCCATCAGCCGAAGACAAGGCTGCTGCCGAGGCGTTCGTCCGAGAGACTTACGACAGCAACCCGGCTGCCTGTCCGACATGGATAGCCAATCGCCGCGAAGACCTCGTTCGGTATGCGGCTGATGCCATCATGCTCAAGCGGATGAACGCCGAGCACAAGGCGAGCTTTCAGAGGAGGGCTGCGGCGTGAGCGAGGAATATCTCCTCCTCAAGTGGGGTACGCTGAAGGGCTGGAACATCCAGAGCGAAGCCGCCCTCGCAGCTGCCAAGAGGTACGCTGAAGGCGGCGTGTCGATGAGCGCAATGGCGCAGCAAGACACGCCCGAACAGAAGCAAGCCCTTTGCGACCTGATCGACGCGATCGATGGGCCAATCACCAACGACTGGTCGGGCGAAACCATGAGCAAGGACGAAGCGAAGGCTTACGTCCTGGAGTACCGGACATGACCGAGTGGCAGAGAATTAGGAAGCACGGGACGGTGGTTCCGATGGGCCAACATGTTCCGGCCCAATCAGCATTCCGTGAGGCAATGAGACCTCGTGCAGGGACCTTTGGAGCCTTGGTGTTTCTGGCGGGGCTGTTTGCTGCTGCGGTGCTGCTCTGATGGGCGCCACCGCGAAAGTGATCGTCCTGAAAGGCGACAAGCGCAAGCCAGAGAGCGCCGAGCATCACATCGAGTTCCCAGGTGGAGTGGTCTCAGTCTGCCGTCTTGAGGATGGGTCTTACTGGGCACACATCAACGCGAATACGGGCGTCTCACATCCCGCGACGGATGGATTTAAGGCGCGCACGGCTCGCGTTCTCGACGGCCGTATCTCTTACGACAGTGGCGCCACAGAGTGGGTTAGAGATCTGCCGGAAGCGCAGAAGATCAATCACATCGCGCTCCTGATTGCTCCCCCTAACAACGACGGTGGAGAGCAATCATGATTCTTCAAGAAGCTGAAGCACGTAGAGCAATGCTGCTTGAACTGGCGGAACGCGCCGATCGCCACGCGATGGAGGCGGTTAGCCGAACATTCGCCCGCGAGGTGGGCATGTATTGGGACGACGCAGCTGTAGCCGCAAACTTCTTCACAATTGCCCGTGAGCTCCGCGCTCGTGCATCTCAGGAGCAATCCTCATGAGCAATCTGGAACGCGCTCAAGAGCGTAGAGCAATGCTGTTCGCTCAAGCTCTCGATGTCATCGGTAGACCTTCATCGGTTATTCCTATGTCTCCTAGGTTTCTTGAATGGGCTTTGGAGGAGGAAGTTGGACGACCCCTTACGGGGCAACCCGCTGCCACCCCTTACGGGGCTCAGCCGCCTGCGGCGTCTTCGTGCTCGCATGGCATCGGGCGTAGGGGGGCGGGCAAGTGACCAACCCCTATCGCATAGACGGTCCAGCGCTCATTAGCTTCAGCGGCGGCCGAACCAGCGGCTACATGCTCTGGCATATCCTAGATGCCTATGACGGCAAGCTGCCCGATGACGTGCATGTCTGCTTCGCGAACACGGGCAAGGAGCGAGAAGAGACGCTTCGCTTCGTGCACGATTGCGCGACCCAGTGGAACGTGCGGGTGCGGTGGCTGGAGTGGCGCTCCCGGCTGAAGCGGACACCAGTTGCGGAGCGGTTCGAAGAGGTCGGCTACAACAGCGCAGCGCGTAACGGTGAGCCGTTCGAGGCTCTAATCGAGAGCAAGAAGTTCACCCCTAACCAGGCGATGCGTTTCTGCACCGAGCATCTGAAGATGCAAGTGTGTGCCGACTTCATGGAAGCGCAAGGTTACGTCGCATGGAACAACGTCATCGGCCTCCGCTGGGATGAACAGCGGCGTGTTCTGACTCAGGTAGCGAAAAACGAGAGCGGTGAGTTCCCTTGGACTACCATCATGCCGATGGCCCGCCTAGCGACTATGGTTCGGAGAAATGATGTGCTCGCTTTCTGGGCAGCACAGTCCTTCGACCTTGGCATCAAGGGATGGGAGGGCAACTGCGACCTCTGCTTCTTGAAGGGTGAGCGTATTCTGAAGCGCATCATCCGGGATAATCCCGCGAGTGCTGTCTGGTGGGACCGGATGGAAAAGACGATCGGCAAGGGGCGGTTCGTCACCGAGCGTAGCATCAGCGACCTAGTGCAAGATGTGGCCTTGTCTCCCCTGCTCCCGCTCGAGGTCGGAGACGATGACGAGTTCGACGCTGAATGCGGCCTCTGGTGCGCCGGAGAAGCAGCATGATGAGGCCATGCTGGTCTTGTGGCGAGTATTCAGCTGCTCTCCATTGCCGCACTCTAGGGTATTTCTGCGCACCCTGTCTTCTTGATGGGCGAGACCGCGCCATGCGGGCGTCACCCGATAGGGACGAGACGCAAAGCGGCTCGGTGAGCGAAGCGAATAGCACGCGGTCCTGCGAAGCAGGAGGCGCCCAGTCATGACCTCCCTTCACCTAAACCAGCAGAGGTTCACCCAACCCCTTTCCATTCCAACACGGAGAAGATGATGGCCACCGCCGCCAAGCAGGAAACACTCGCCGCCGCGCTCGTGGCTGCACAGGCTGAGCTCCATGCTCCCACGAAGAACCGCACCGTGCGCGTGCCCGGTAAGTACAGCTTCGACTACGCCACGTTGGACAGCATCATCGAAATGCTGCGGCCAGTGCTCACCAGGCACGGCCTCTGGTTCATCCAATCCGCCACGAACGGTGAACTGCTGACCCGCATTATTCACGTCAGCGGCGAGCACCTGGACTGCTCCGTGCCCATGCCGCAGTTGCCGGCCAAGCCGCAGGAAGCGGGTTCGCTTCTCACCTACTTCAAGCGCTATTCGCTCTGCGCCGCATTCGGCATCGCAGCCGAGGAAGACGATGACGGCACGGTCGCCAGCGGACAGCCGCATGATACCGCACCCCGCGCACAGAACAACAACGGCAAGATCGACGACGCTCAGTGGGCAACGATCGCAACGCTGATGCAGTCGAAGGGCGTCTCTGCCCAGCGGTTCTGCAAGAAGTATCAGATCCAGAGCGTCAAGGAGCTGCCGTCTCGCCTGTTCAAGGACGCGGTGGATAGCCTCAATGCCGTTGAGAAGGAGGCTGCATGATGGATGCGATCTATCTGAGAACCATCCTTCTCTATGCACCTAGACGCGGCGTGTTCTACTGGATTCAACCTCCAGCCGGTCATGCTGAGCTTCTTGGAGAAGAGGCTGGCACGCTTCAAACAAATCCGAGCGGCAAGCATTACCACCTCATCCAAATAGGTGGGATTAAGTATCGCCGCTCTCGCTTGGCTTACCTCTACATGACCGGCCGAGACCCCGAGGACATGATTGATCACGCGAACGGTGATTCCACCGATGATAGGTGGGTCAATCTTCGTCCGGCGAATGCAACCCAGAACGCGCAGAACATCAAGAACCCACGCAAGCGGGATCTGCCGATGGGCGTCCGGAGGAACAAGTCAGGCCGTTATTCCGCCCGCATCACTGTCTGTGGCGAGCAAAAGCAGGTCGGCACCTTTGACACGCCCGAGGAAGCGGCTGCGGCCTACGACATCGCTCGTATTCAGTACATGGGAGAATTCGCATGACATTCGAGCAAAGGTCTCCGGAGTGGTTCGCCGCCAGGTGCGGCAAGGCAACGGCTTCCTGCATTGCGGACATCATTGCCCGCACAAAGTCTGGCTGGGGAGCATCCCGTGCCAACTACAAGGCTCGCCTGATTGCCGAGCGCCTTACTGGCACCCCCGCTGAGACATTCAGCAATTCGGCCATGCAATGGGGCACAGACAAGGAGCCAGAAGCTCGCCGCGCCTATGAGTTTCGCCGGAACGTGGATGTGGAGGAGGTTGCCTTTGTGGACCACCCCACCATCCCCATGAGCGGCGCGTCTCCTGACGGCCTGGTCGGTGAAGATGGCCTGGTCGAAATCAAGTGTCCGAATACGGCAAGCCATCTGGACACGCTGCTCGGGCAGAAGGTGCCTGAGAAATACGTCACGCAGATGCTTTGGCAGATGGCCTGCACAGGCCGGCAATGGTGTGACTTCGTGTCTTACGATCCCCGGCTGCCCGAGGCGATGCGGCTCTTTGTCCAACGAGTGCCGCGTGATGACGAAGCAATCGAACAGCTCGAGGCCGACGTCTCCGAGTTCCTGGCGGACGTCGATGCGACCGTCTCCGACCTCCTCAACATCTACGAACAGAAGGAAGCAGCATGAGCACTCGCAAAGACATCATGGCCCCGCGCAAGAAGAAGGACGGGACCACCTATTGGGTCAAGGTCGGCACGGCTTGGCTGAACGACAACGGAGGGACGCAGCTGGTGTTCGACGCCCTGCCCATTCCGGATGCAGAGGGACGGGTTGTGGCGAACCTGTTTGAACCCCGCCAGCCTGGGGAGGCTCGCCATCAGTCACGAGCGCCTGAGCCTGTTGGCCTCGACGACGACGTGCCGTTCTAGGTTCGGCACCGTGAATGCTCAGAAGCTTGCCCCTGAAGCGCAAACGCGAAACACCGCGGCGGAAAGACCCGTCACGCTGCCCGCAACCGCGCCGCAAGCCGGGGCAGACGGCCGAGGAGAAGCGGCACGAGCTGCGGCTGCGGGAGATGCCCTGCATCAACTGCGGAGCACGTCCGGTGTCCATCCATCACGTGACGGCGACCATTCACGGCGGGCGATTGAGGCGATCGGAGCGGCGGATAGTGCCTCTGTGTCCTGCATGTCACCAGCACGACTTCGGCAAGCTGTCAGTAGAGCGCCTGGGCCACGGCGGGTTCTATCGTGTGCATGGGGTGGATCTGTACGCGGAATCAGACAGGCTCTGGAAGGAAAGCTTTGATGCCTGATGCCCCTCCCCTCCTCTTTAAGAAGGTGCTCGGCAGCCTTCGCCCCGCGAACGAGGCAGCAACGAAAGCCTTGGCAGCTATCGAAGGCCAGGTCCGCATCGAGTTCAAGTCCATGCGGGGTAACGTCAGGCGCAATGGCTTGTATTGGGCCTGCCTCGGGGTTGCCGTTCCCATGCTGGACGAGAAGGCACCTGGGCTAACCGTGGACCTGCTGCACAAGGTTCTGAAGGACCGCTACGGCCTTGTCCGTGTGGTGACGCTGCCGAGCGGTGAGCAGGTCAAGGACTACGAGTCCACGTCTTTCTCACGGATGACGGAGCCGGAGCGTGCCGCCTTCATCGATTGGGCGCTGAGCACGGTTTCCTCTTGGCTAGGCTGCGATGTCACTGACCTGCGTCGCGAAGGAGAGGCGGCGTGAGTTTCTGGCGGTCAATCCTTCGCACGCGCCGAACACCGCACTTCTGTGCAACGTGTGGACGTGCCGTAGAAAAAGGAGAGCGCAGCTATGACGAGGCTGGATTGTCAGACGGGGAATTCAATTCCTACCGTCAGTGTATCCCCTGCCATGACCTCGTTGGGCGTCTCTTCGTTAACGGGCATCTCGGATACGATGAGGCGTGGATGCTCTATGAGCTTCCTGACCTGGCGCGTGATGCTGGTGAGCCGTGGCCTCCTGCGTCAGTCGACACTCACCGAATGGCCGAGACGGGAACCGGCTCGGGGCGAAGCCTGAGTGGCGCGGTCCCGAAGGGAGACGCCCAATGAGCACATCCCTATCCAGTATATCCCCACAACTGGAAGCACTGGCGCCATTTGAGGCACACCCTCCACAGAAGCCCGGCTCATGCGGCTTCAGAGAAACATGCACGTGTCTTGGTGGCTGCACTTGCGACCAGTGTCGGCAAGCTCGTCGAGACGCAGCAATCTCCTCCATGCAGGGACAGTGGAAATGAGCGAGACGAAGCCGATCTCAACGCTTGCTCTCGGAACCCTGGCGAGCGGGATTTCACTCGTAGAGCGTTTCGCGGGAGTTCACGAGGCCGCCGAATGGGTGCTCGGCCATGCCGTCTGGACGCATGAGCTACCCGACGCGGTGGATCGCATTCGGGAGGCGGTCGCAGCTCAGAGACCGGACTTTCCACTTGAGATCGAGGGAACTTGGCAGTCGTATCGCGACGAGTTGCTCAGAACCTACGGGCCAACAATCGAGATCGAGCGAGGTCACGCCGTGCGGACCGCCTCGCCTGTCCAGACGCTTGCGGTTGCCATGCAGGGACAGGGGAAGGGGCGATGACTGATTTCATCAAAGTCCCGCAGCGGCGTCTTGCTCAATGGGAACGCCGAGCCATCACGCTTCAGACGAAAGCCGAAAACCTGCTCGCCGCGATGACCGACGAGATTGGGTGCGACAACAGCGAAACGGACTATCCGGATGCGGTAGTCGAACGGTGCGAAGAACTGACCGACTTCTTGGCAAGGTGGCGAAAGGCGATGGCACGCGGAGGTTCACCAGCATGACCGGGCTTAGGAGTGCTGAACAGTGAAGCCCGATTTCATGGCTCAGTTTAGACGGCGGCCAGAGGAACCCAAACAGCCTCTAGCCTACATGGGGGGAACCGCGATGAGTTGCGGCCAGCATCCGTCGCTGCCGAAGCGACATCGATGGCAGCCGTGGAAGCAGGTCACGATTGGGACCACCGTGGCGTGGGAGCGGATGTGCGGTGCGTGTGCGCTCGTTGATGACATTAGCTGGACCAAACCCAAGTCCATCCGTTCCCTTATTAATGAGGGACAGGGAGGATGAGGAAAGAAGATGTGCGCCTGCTGCTTCGCAGCACCGGGCCGGCGGGGCTTCGCCCTCAAGCCGCTGCCAAGGCAAGCATCCATGCTAAGCGTGCTAACATGGATGCTAGGCAGCGTCTTGACCGAAGGCGCTCGTCCCATGGCGCGTGAGGTTGTTACCCTTCTGACCGAGGCCCAAGCAGCAGAGAAGCTGGGGCTATGCACCCGCACCCTCCGCAAAGCACGGCAGGCGGGGCACCTTCCTTACATCCAATACGGGCGCTGTGTTAGGTACACGCCCGATGACCTCAACTCGTTCGTAGAAGGCGCTCGTCAATGTCATGCAAGCCGCGGAAGGGCTCGCCGTACCTCTGGTACAGCTTCACCATCAACGGTCAGCGATTTCGAGGCAGCACGGGCGAGACTACGCTCTCAAAAGCCAAGCTAGTCGAGGAAGACGAAAAGCATAAGGCGCGGCAATCTTTCAAGCAGGTGCCCGTCTGGCCATTGCGCCAGATCCTCGGAACCTACTGGGAAGCAAAAGGGAAGCACCAGAGAGGGTGGCGTACGGTGTTCAAGCAGTTCGAATGCCTGTCCGACATCATCGGCGCCGACACTCCCGTCACCGAGCTCACTGCGAACAAGCTTATCGACTACCGCGCAAAACGCCGCGCATCTCCACCGCCAGGCCGGAAGATTGAAGAGCGGACTGTCAACAGGGACTTTGCCATGCTGCGGGCGGCTCTGGAGCATTGCCATGAGCTTCACGCCCAGCCGCTACCGGCGATCCCCTGGAAGAAGCTGAAAGCGAAGGAGGCCGCATGGCGAAAGAGGTTCCTGTCGATCGAGGAATGGGAGGCGCTGAAGGCGGCCGAACCTCGCTTGGTGCCTATTATGCTCTGCGCGGTGCTGACGGGGCTTCGCAAGGCCAACGTGCTCAATCTAGACTGGAAGCAAATCAAGCTCGACCGCAAGTTGATCCTGCTCGGCATTAAGGGCGGCAAGGAGCACACCGTGCGGATTACGCCCGTACTGATGGCGATGCTATCCACCACGCCAGCTGACAAGCGCAGGGGCAAGGTGTTCGACACCACCAATTTCAGGAAGCGTTGGGAAAAGGCGCTTGAGACTGCGGAGATCGAGAACTTCAAGTTTCACGACCTGCGTCACACCTTCGCATCATGGGCGCGTCAGGCGGGCGCTGATATTGCTGATGTCTGTGAGGCTCTGGGGCACTCCAGCATCAGCATGACGATGCGGTACGCGCACATCAAACCTGACGAGGCCGTGACCGCATTTGACCGCGTTTCGACAACTTTGACGCTTGACAAACCGGACAAAATGTCCGACAAGAGTGCATCGGGTCAGTGACCCACCGGACACGGGAGAATGAAGATGAACGCGATGGACCTTATCAACTCCGCTCTTGCAGCGCCGAAGACCCATCAGGTCATCACAAGCTATGCCTGCGGCAAGGTTCGCACTCATCAGACCCGCAGCGAACAGACAGCTGAAATGCACGCCATCGGCGAGCGTCGCAAGATTGGGAAAGATCTGATCGACCGCGAGACTGGTGAGACCGTGCGCGTCATCAGCGTGATCGTTGAGCCAATTAGCAAATGACCCCTACCGAAGTCAGGGAAGCGCGTCAGAGGCTTGGTCTTTCACAAGCTGAGCTTGCTGCGCGCCTCCGTATGGGGCCGAATGGCGAGCGTCAGGTGCGCCGTTGGGAACAAGGCGAAACGCCTGTCAGCGGCCCTGCTTCTGTGGCCATCGAACTGCTTTTAGTCACAATCCGTGGCACACGACGCGCAAAAAGCGCAGAATCAAGGGAAAAAGCAGATGATTAGGAATCTGATGCTCTATCCTGCTGAGCTACGGGGTCTCCTAGGATTTCTGCGGGTTACAGCGATTGGGCCGTTTCGGCAATCCGGAACAAAGCGGAGCCATCGGGCACACGGCGGCACACGAGAGTCACAATTTCGGGCACACGATGTTCGTGGAGCGTTCGCGTGAAATACGGCTCCGTCTGCGCCGGCATCGAAGCCATAACGATGGGCTGGCATGGCTTGGGCTTTGAGCCCGCGTTCTTCTCGGAAATCGATGCAGCGCCGCGAGCCGTTCTCGCTCACCACTATCCGCACGTCCCGCTGCACGGCGACTTCACCACCATTCAAGGCGACGAATATGGGCCAATTGACCTTCTTGTCGGAGGCACCCCCTGCCAATCCTTCAGCGTTGCAGGCCTCCGAGGAGGCTTGGATGACGACCGTGGCAACCTGGCGCTCGAGTTTCTTAGGCTTGCTGACCGGACGCGGGCCAGATGGCTGGTTTGGGAGAACGTCCCCGGCGTCCTGTCGTCGAACGGAGGAAGGGACTTTGGTTCCATACTCGGGGGCCTGGTCGAACTCGGGTATGGGTTCGCCTACCGAGTTCTTGACGCTCAGCACTTTGGAGTTCCACAGCGCCGCCGCCGCGTCTTCCTTGTCGGACATCTTGGAGACTGGCGACGTGCCGCAGCGGTATTATTTGAGCGCCACAGCTTGCAAGGGCATCCTGCGCCGCGCCGAGAAAAGGGGCAAGCAGCTCCCACCATCCCTAGCCGCCGCTCTGCAGGCGGTGGCCTCGGAACCGACTTCGACTGCGATGGCGGCTTAGTCGCCACAGCCTTTCAAACGAGCGGCAACTGCGGGGCTTGGGAAACAGGGGAAATCACAGGCGCTCTGGACACGAACACCGACCCGAACAGCACTGTGCTCGCCTTCACCCAGAATAGTCGATCCGAGGTGCGGCAGATTGGGGGGGATGGGCAGATCGTCGGCGCGATAGCAGCGGATGCTGGCGCGCAGCAGCAGAACTACGTTGCCTTCCAAAGCTCGCAGAGTGGTGTTCGCGAGGTTGAAACCCACGCCACGCTAGACGCTAACATGGGAAGTCGCCGGCACAACGGCATTGCGACTGCGTCAGCCGTTCGTCGCCTTACCCCCCGTGAGTGCGAACGCCTTCAAGGGTTTCCGCCGGACTTCACCCTAGTCCCCTATCGCGGCAAGCTCATGGCTGACGGGCCTCGCTACAAGATGCTCGGCAACAGCATGGCTGTGCCGGTGGTGAGGTGGATAGGCCAGCGTATCGCCGCCGTGGAAGCGCTCCAGACGCGAGCGGAGGCAGCATGACCCGCCGTAAGCTTCCCAAGCTTCTCCACGGCTATTTCAGGTGCCGCCGAATTCCATTTATAGCGGCTCGCATCCCCTGTGAGCGCCCGACCGCGCAGCTCGCTCCTGCTGCGTCCCAGAAGTTATCCAGGAAGGCTCTGTTGGTTACGTGGGGTAAGAGGCTCTTCAAGGCCTCACGTAGCTCAGGGGTCTGTACCTTATCCTCTTTAGATAGAGGAATAAGAGAGTCTAGGTATGAGAGGGAGTGCATAGAATGGACGCGATAGACGATGTTTCTGGGCGCGTGCCAGGGGCACCGGGCTCTCGTCCTTCGGACCAAGCCCCTGCGGGTCTTGGCGGTTCCCGCTTCGATCCCTCGCGCTTCGAGCCTGAACGTTACGATGGCAAGCCTCGATGGCTTCCCAAGAACGAGCGCAGGCTACTTCGCGTTTTGCTCGACGTCGTTGAAGAACGGATGGCGCTCATGAGCGACCGGGAGCAAACAGAGCTGCTATGTGGTTGCCTCAACGTGTCGCCCGTCAACTGCGCATGGGACGAGTACGCGCTGGCGGGTATCATCTACCACTCGCTCAGCCATGATGTAGCGAACCGCGATAGGGATAGTCGCCGAATGGCCGAGACCGAAGGGCTCGGGGCGAAGCCCGACTAGCCCGGTGGCGTAGCCAATCGCCCAACCTTTATCGGAGTCCCCATGCCCAAGAAGTACCACATAACCGGCACAGACACTTATGGAGACCTCCACACCTTTTCCACTGATGATGAATCAAGAGCAACAGCCATGCTTCATCAGATGAGAGAAGACCTGGAGAACGTATCCATGCGTGAGGGCGATGAGATCGTCTGGATACCGAGGATGGAGATGAACCCGAAGTGATCGCTGCCGCCCTGTTCCTATGTACAGTATCGGCCGTGACGGATGGCGACTCTCTGCGCTGCACTGACGGCACCCGCGTTCGCCTGCACGCGATCGATACGCCTGAAATGCCGGGAGCGTGCCGGCAAGGCCGTGTCTGCGCCCCAGGCAATCCGCATCAAGCTAGGGCGGCCCTGGTGAAGCTCGCTGCTGGCAAGACGCTCAAATGCCAGAAGACCGGAACCAGCTGGGAGAGAGTAACCGCCTATTGCTCGGCCGATGGGAGGGATCTGAGCTGCGCCATGTACCGCGGTGGATATGCGGTAAGGCTGGAGCAGTTCGACCGTAATCGGCGGCTGTGTCGTTAGAAGATACCGAGGAACTTCGGCCGAGCCTTCTTTGCCGCGGCGGCGTCCCTTGCTTCACACCGCTCGACAAGAGCAATTGTGTCCTTCGTGCGGCCGTTAGCCACCTCGAGCTTTCCCGTCTGAGCCTCCCCGAACGATAACCACTCGCCCACGCTATCGCCAGCAGGCAAGGGAACAGGCGCGACACCTTCCCTCCAGCTACCGGGGATTAGCGACGAGCAGCCGGCAGCGCTCGCTGTCACGATATGCGTCCCTCCTGCACAGCCCGCGGAGAGTAGCAACAGACACGTGGGGATGGATTTGCACATCAGCGCCAGTCGCATTGCGGATTTCCTTCTCATTCTGGACGGTAAGCTCGTCTGATGCTCTCTCGCGCTCCTGGGCGGCTCCCTGAGTGGCAATCGCATCCTTGGCGGACTCCACGACCGCTTTGCCCTGGGCGCGCTCTAGGCGGCTCTCAGCGGCCTTCTGCTTCGACCGCTGGCAGGACTGGACCTGAAGGAGCCCCAGCACGCAGATGACGAAAACGACGGCCACGACAATGCGTGTCGCCATTGTGGATAGACCGCAGATCATGGGACAACCTCCAAGAAACGGTGGCGCATTGCCGACCAGTCCACACCGCCGATGATGGGGCGTTCAGCAGCTCGGGCGAAGCGCTGGAGGCTTTGCGCCATCAGCTCCTCGTATGCGGCCTCATGGGCAGGGATTGGCTTATCGTGCGCCAAGCCCCAGAGGATCGGGCTAGGCCTATCCAGCAGGAACTCGCTTACGACGTGGTGGGCAATCTCATGCTCAATGCAGTATCGCCACTGGTCGAAGCCGTAGCCGCACCTGTGAGCAATCACGCTGTAGCAGTGGTCCCAAGGATGGGGCACGGCGGGAACGCTGGTCCCGTCGAGGAAGCGGGAGGTGCAGCCCCAATCGTGCGCTTCTACCGACGCATAGCGAAGAATGATGACCGGCTCCGCAGCGGGAGCCATGTCCATCACGTTCACTTCTTCTCCACCACCTCGGCAATGCCGGATGCCTGGACAAGCTCAATCGAGCGTTCAGCATCGATGCGCCTGCTGTAGCTTTCGCCTGATGCGATTATCTCGCCGTTGTCAGCACGCAGACGCCATGCCCATTTCTTGCCGCCGAGCGTCAGCTGGCGATACAGTTCAAAGTGCATGGTCTATCCCCACTGCCCGGCGCCGAGCGCCTTCTGGAAATCCAGGGCGTACCCAGCGATAAGCTCGTCCTTGTCGGTGCCGTTGATGATGCGGCGAGCGTTCTTGAAGGGACCGACGCCCGCGTAGCCGACCCTCGGCAGGTAATTGGCTAGGCTCTTTCCAGTGAACCAAGCACCTTCCATGCCTTTGACCATGATGTCGGCCGCAACATCGGGCTGCAGGGCGAGGTCAGGATTGCCGACGAGGTCGATGCCTAACGCCTGCCCCGCCTTCATATAGTTTCGGCGGCCCGTTATCTGGACGAACCCGCGTCCACAGAACCGGCAGCCGTCACCCGGCTCGGTGTTACCGAGTTCCTTTGCTTTGTCCGGTCGCTGGCCTTCAATTCCATAGCGGCGCGTGAAATAGGCTTCCCCGCCATATTCCTTGATGGGCTGCATTGTGTGCGCTGTCTCGTGGTAGGCAGTCGCGAGGGCATAAGCCGTCCAGCTGATTGGCCAATTCGCAGCGCCACATGCGGAGGTGATTGCTGAGCAGCCATCCACCTCGTCGGTGGAGAGCGAAGGCCCAAGCATCTTGTTCGTGCGGAGCGCGTCGAAGAAGCCTTGGGCGAAGCGGAGGCCGGTTTGTTTCTCACGAACACCCGTTTCGTGAACAACAACGGGATTTGTGTTTAACGGGTGATCATCAACCGCCCCGTCAATGGTGACGGAAGCCCCTGTCCTGAAAGCCTCGTCAATGGCGGCGTCAAGAACCCGCACTTCCGCCAGTGTGAAGGGATGCCCGTTCCGCAGCACCTTCACCGCGGCGAAGATTTTGGCCCGGTCGATTTTCACCGGGCGTACTCGGGGAGTTCTTCGTCAGGCCACGGCGTAGGATGAGGGACGGCCTCGATGACGTTGGCAGGATTCTCAGGCGGGTTAACCACCTCGACTTGCTGCGGTCCCGTCGCCGCACTCGATGCCAGCGCTGCCGTTGCTGTGGCGCTCTCATGGACGATGGTGGCGTTCTTCTCTGCCAGTTCGCCGCCGTTCTTGGTTGAGGCGTAGGCCCAAGCGATAAGGCCGCCGACCAGACCATTGGAGATGATTACAGTCGCGATCGTCTGGAAGAACTCGTCTTCCCGCAGCGACCTGTCTTCCTTCATCATCCAGAGCAGCATGATGCTGATCGCGAACACGCCGATCCCGATCCATCCGCGGGCGTCAGGCCATTGTGGTTTCATCTTCCCCTCCCCCTCAGATGTCAGCAAGCCAGAGGCAGATGGCCGACCAGGCAAGGGTGATTGCGCCCATGCCCCACAGCCAGCGTGGCTTTGGACGCTCTAGGTCGGCAAGCCAGACCATCATCACTTTCGCCCCGAGAATGACGGCTAGACCAAAGCCGATTACCAGCCCCTCCCATCCGAACAGCTGGCGGGAGAGGCCGTAATGGATGTTGCCCCATGCCCGAGCTCCAAAGAGCACGACCGAGCCGATTGAGTTGAAGCCGAGCGCCGCAGCGAGCCAGAAATAGCGGTCGTGCCGCCAAGCTCCGTCTATTGCCGTGAGACGATGAGCAGCGAGACGTGTCCAGAAGATACTCAGGAACAACCCGGTGACGGTGAGCATCCCATAGAGAAAGAAGAACAGGAACTCACGCATTACGATCACCTACAAGCTGGCGGATTGCTTCATCGACGGTCTTTGCAGGGACCGCGGCTTCCTCTTCGGCTAGGACGGACTGAAGACGATCGATGGCGGCTGCGGCCCGGTCGGTTGGCGTCTCCCGGCGCATCCGCTCGTCGGTGCCGAAGGCCGTCTTCAGGACAGCTTTCATGCTCATCCAAAAGCCCCTTTCATCTTTCGGCATAGGTCGTGCTCTCCACACGAGCCGAGACGGCTCGGAGCACAGCTAACTCGGTCTTAAGCTCCCCCATTGCTTCACCGAGCTTGTCCGCAGCGTCTCCGAACTTGTCGGCAACGGCCCACATTTTTTCGCGCTCTTTGCTCATGTTCCAGGCAGCGAGGCCGCGTTCCACGATCATCATGGCGATGACGACCATGAGGAAGTAGAGCGGGATCTGATCTTGAGGCAGGCCAGCAGCTGCCCGCCCAACCTCTGCCACGTCGGGCATTGCTGAAGGCGGCGCTGAAGCCCCCAAGGACAACAGCAGGCCCAGCGGCAAAACAAGCCGAACCATCCCCTGCCTCCGCTCATAAGTCCGTGTGTGCGGGCAGCAGAACCCCGCGAAGCTATCTAGGGCTTGGCGCCGACCGTGTTGTTCTCGGCCTTCACCGACCCGCCAACGATGTTGATGCTCACCCGGTGCTTGGAGCCGGGAAGCGTCACAACACGATTTCCCGCCACCTCGCAGTTGCGGCACTCGTAGAGGCCGATGCCCTGCGGATAGGACCCGGTGATTGAGTTGTTCCGGATCACGATGCGATCGTAGCCGCCGTCATTGACGCCGTTGCGAACATGATTGCCGAAGAAGATGCCCTGGACGCCGGCGCCGTTCAGAGTGACCTTTTCCACCAGGATATCGGAGGTGATCCCGCCTGGACGGGACCAGCCCTGCACGCAATCGGGATGAGCTTCTCCCGTCGTGAAGCCGTCGCAGACGACGTTTGAGACGGTCACATGCTGCGACGATGCGATATTTACCCCGTCGATAATCATTCCGGAAAAGCGGGAGTGGCTGACCTTCACCCGTTGCGAACGGTCGATGACCAGGCCGCGTTTGCTCTTCACGAATGCCGACTTGTAGAAGGTCACGTCCTTCGACGCCTGGACCTGAGCTGCATATCCCGAACCGTCCATGCTCGGCCCGAAGGTGCCTCCGTTGACGTGAATCCCGCTGGAGTTCTGGATGACCAGCCTGAGCCGCGCACCGAAAGCGTTGAGCGTGACCCGCTGCGGCCAATGACGGTTTCTGATGATAACCGTTCCATAGTCGCCAGGCGCCAACGTGATCGAGTCGCCGGGCTTGGCTTCCGACAGAGCGGATTGGATGGTCGTCGGTGTGGCTGAGAGCGCCGCTAGGGCAATCAATTCTAACACGCGTTTCTCCAAAATGGACGCAATTGCCGGCTCTTACGGTATTGTTTTAAGAATGTTCGCCGTTCAGCCTTCGGCTATGAAGGCACTGAACTGGAAGTCCGCGCTCGCGATCATCGCCATAGTCGCGTTCATCATCTTCGGCATGATGTTGGACAATCCGCCGCCCTATTAGGCGTAGGCACCTGCCGTGTCGTTCGAGGTAGTCCGGGCAGTACCTGCGAGATCGTGAGACAGGACCGCGGCCGAAACCATGCTCTTGGCCGGCGAACCGCTCTGCACCGTGTATGTGCCGCCTCCAGCGCCAGCAACATAAGCAGAGCCGTTATGGGTCGTGTGAGCGGGTGTCGTGAACTTCGGATCAAAGTTCGTCGATCCGTCGCTGTAGCTCAGCTCACTGACGTTGTTGAACTTCGCACCAAGACCAGGATATTCCTGAGCCTCATTACCACCGAGAGCCGTCGCAGCGCGGAAGGGTGACAGTTCCCCCTGACAGCCGACGCCATACTCGTAAGGCCAGTTGCCCTGCCTCGCCCCGTTCAGCGCGAAAACGTCGCTCTTTGTGAAGACGCCGACGTGGATGTTGCCCTTGCACGACATGAGTTTCGAGGTCCGGGGCGTTGTGCCTTCGTCGTAGAAGATGTTGCCGCGTCCACAGAGCCCCCAGCCCGCGAAAGTGTTGTTGTGAAGAATGACGTGGCTGTTACTGCCGATCGCATTGTCCGAAGAGATGCGAATGGCTGGACCTGTTGCGGCCGAGGTCCATTCGAAGACGTTCTGGAGAACTGCCGCGCCATTCACGTCCACGAGCGTTCCTGTCGTGTCCGACCCAAGCTGGACCGGGCCGAGAGGCGAGGATGCCGCGCCAATCCTTCCGAAGCGGTTGAAGGCAATGATAGACCCAGTGAGAGTCCGTCCGCCCCGCGGAAGCTGGCTCGGCCTCTCGATCGAGCTGCCAACTATCAGCCAGCCTTCAACGGGACTGTGCGCGGCGAAGGTGATGTCCACCCCGCGGAAAATACGATGCTCGAAAGAGGCAGAGGCATTCAGGGTAGAGGCGCCCATGTTCGAACAGGTGGCGCCATACCAATAGCCATGCGCGTTCGTGAACATCGCCGCGTTTGACGTAGCGCCGTTGTCGTATGTGATATCGTCGAAGATGACCTCGAGTTGCGCTGGCGCTGCTTCGCCGACAATGCTGAGCGTCCCCGTCCTGATGACACCAACGTCATGGAATCGCAGCGCGCCATTCGTCAGGGGCGCGGTGATCGAGCCGCCGAGGCGAGGCCTGAACGCCGCAGCCCCGAAGGACACCCGGGCGTTTGCACGCGCAACGGTCGGATCGCGAGTGATCGTGATCGCGGCAACCTTCTGTGTCCGCGTGGCTGCCGTGGAGCCGAGGACGAACGGAGTCCCCCCGTCATCACCGATACGGATCTCGGCCATGTCGACGCCGGAAGTTGCCCCGAGGTCGGTATGCGCCTTGTTGATCGCCGCAAGAATGGTGGCGAAAGGCGTGCCCGAAGCAGTGGCAGCGTTCGTGCTGCCGGCACCAGTCCCGTCATTGCCACCGTTCGCGGCTGTCTTGACGTAGTAGAGAGTTTTGGCACCCGTATTCTTGAGGAAGTAGCGAGGGCTGAACTCACGAGCGACCGAACTGTCCGCGCTGTCCAGAACCGATGCGGCTGCACCGATCCAGGGATAGACCTTGGCATTGCAGGTGATGAGGCCGGCAGTCAGCGTCGATACGTCTAGGGAGGCCTTGTAGCTGACGACGGCATTCCGATCCCCGGCGCGATTGGAAACGGCAGTAGCGGCGACGGTCTGCGTGACGGTATTCGTGCCATCGGTTGCGCGGAAAACGACGCAAGCCACCTGCTTGCCGGACCTGGCGTTTCGATGGGCGGCAATGACCTCAAGTTCGATCGTATTACCTACCACCAGACGATGTGGCATGATCCAGTTGGCAACTGGCTTGGGGCTCGTTTCGGTGCTGTTGTTCGCCACCGTAAGGATCGTGTCGGTGGCGTAGACATAATCCGAGAGAGCGACGCGAGCGGCCGTAATGGTGGCCTGGTTCGGGTAGGCTTCCCGAACCCGCTGCGTGATCGTCAGCGTCTCTGAATATGTCGTCGCCGCGCCCGTCGCGTCAAACCCTTGTCGGCTGACCGTCTCAGACGTGAGGGGGTTGAGTGATGGAGGCGTACCGTCATGCTGCGCCGACCAGCCATCCGAATTAACCGACGAGAGCATGGTCGTCGGTGGAGGCGGTGGCGGGGGCGGTGGTGGCGGAGGGGGCGGTGGTGGAGGCGGAGGAGGTGGCGGCGGAGGTGCCGCGCCAATGCCACCGGCCATGAGCCTGCCCCAGTAGAAGAGACCGACGCCGATCATCAGCAAGCCACCATGTTTGAAGAGCAGGCGTCAGCCATCGGTTGCACCTTTCGTCGTGCGAGTCTTGGAATTATCGGGAGCGTCAGAGCTCGGCCGCGGCTCGGAAGATGTTGTCGATCTGCTCGGGCGACATCGGAGGATCGAGCACCGCAGCCATGCTGTTCAGCATCATGTCGTCGCGGCGATACTCAATCGCATTGTTCCAGGAGATCTGAGCGTCCCGCGGCACTGCAGGACTCGCAACGAAGGCTTCGATCCGGTCAAGGTCCCCCGAGGCGAGCAGTGCGAGTTTAAGCTGGCGCGGCGTGACGGAGTTAGGAACGGAAGGAGCCTGGTCGACGAGGACGAGGTCTTCGGCATCAACTTCGTGCCGCTCGCCGTCGATGATGATGGTGGCCATCTTAGCTGCCCTTCCTTAAGCCGAAGATCCGGAACCGCGACCCAGCCGTGAAATCGATAGCGCTGCCTGCGAAGATGCGAAACGAGCTGAGCGCTCCAGCTGTTGAGCAATTAGCTGACCACAACCCAATTGAGTCGTGGGCCATGTCATGACGGCCTTTGAGGCGAGGACCGCTCATTCCCCCGCCCGTTCCCCGCGCATTCTCAATCATGATGATACCGGACACACTGGCGCCAGCAGCAAACAGCGGCCTCACTGACGCGAAAGAGCTCGCGGTGCCGGCGATCGCGGTCGGTGTAGCACCCGCGTTGGTGTACATGTGGCCGACATTATAGCTGTTGGTGGTGATGACCGTCCCACCGATGCCAAGCCTGAAAGCCAGTTCCTGCTGCGTGCCTCCGTTGGTCAGCGCATATTCGATCATGTAAGCTTCGAATTGCGTGTCGCTGAAGGGCACGGTGAAGTCGAAGGCGCTTGCGGTTGAGCCTGCGACAAAGTCCCAGCAAAGTGCCTCCCTGCTCTTTTCAACGAGCCATCCTGTTCCGGCAGCATTGCGCCGCAGCGTCACGTTCTCCCCGTAGATGATGAGGTTAGCTGCGGTTCCGTCGATGGTGTCCGAGCCGTTCCGCGTCAAAGTGACATAGCGGATCGTGCTCTGGTCGAAGGCGCGGTTGATGATCTTGATTGAGAATTCGGCATTCACCGAGCTTGCAGCTGGAAGCGTGGCGGTGATTGGCGCCGCCATTGTCGTGACATCGTACATCTTGCCGGCATCGGCAGACGCAATTGTGAAGCTCGTTGCCTGGGCAACAACGGTATAGCCGGAAGCATTCAGCAGGGCTCTCTGCGCTGGTGCGTCAGCTGCCTCGATTAGAGCGAGGCCGGCAGCAGTGAGGCCGTCCAGGGTTTGGTTGTTGATCTTGATGCCGTCTGAAAAGGTCTTCAACCCTCCCACCGTCTCCGCACCCGTCTTGTGGACGAGATTGGCATCGTTGACCGACGATGCTGCGGCTACTGCCTGGTCACGGGCGGCCTCAGCTGCGTCCTCAGCAGCCTGGGCGGCAGCCGCGTTCGATGCTGCAGCTGCGACCGCGATTGCGGTAAACTCCGAGACAAGCGCAGGGGCGAAGACATTCAATTGGTTAGAAAACGTGGTGACGGCATCCACCCAAGTGTCTGCATTCAGGACGAACTCTCCCGGCTCCTGTCCCCGCTGAGGCGGCGTCGGTAGCGGCGTCACGGTAGGTAGGGGCATCAGGTAAGTCCCTCGATCTCGAGCAGGCAGATTGATTGGGTCGGATATTCAAAGGTCACGCTGAAGTTGCGGTAGAAGCCGAAGATCGTGGCGGCTGAATACTGACTGGCAGCGATCCAGACGGTTGGCGTGGCGCGCAGCTGCGAAAGGATGGACGTGACTGAGTCGACGGCCGAGTTTTCCACCACCACCCGCGCATCAAGCCGCTTTGCGAAAGCGCGCTCCACAAGCTGCGCGTTGCCGAAGTCGTCAGTCTCTTTGCGGCTGAAATCGATGATGCCGGCACCCATGCCAGCGAGCGTCATGCCCAGGTCCTTGGTCTGCCCGACAACCAAGACTCCGGTGCGAACTGTGCCGCCAGGACGGGAGATCGTTACCGTGATCGCCATGTTCGAGTAGTTCGGCATATCGGCGACCACGAGGTCTGGCTTGCGAACGATTTCCTCGAAAAAGTAGTCGTACCAGTCGGCGATCCCGGTGGAGGACGACATCGTGAAGCTCTGGTTGTAGACTTCCGTGGCGCCGATCGAAGCGACAACATCAACCGTCTCTGCTTCGATGTTGAGCAAAGCCAAGCCATTCACACGACCCGGAATAAGCAGCTGGACCTGGATCACCTCTTCGGCAGTCGTCTGGCTGCTGTTGCTCTGGTCGAACATGCGCCAACGGTTCGTCGGGCCAAGATCCAGCCACCACGTGGGGTCCGTCAGTGCATGATTGAGATTGCTCGCCTGTACACTCTCGTATGCCCGATGGGCCACGGGATCGATTACAATGGCACCCTGAGCGTAAGTGGTGACCGTTGAATAAGTGGAATAGGTTGTGCCGACTTCCGCCCACCATGTTGGAGAAGAAGCTGGCGTGTGCCCGGTGTTCGAAGCCTGGAGGCTTTCGTAGACTGTCGCCACAGTGCCGCTGAAGACCGACACCCGAGCGCCCAAGGCGTAGGTCGTTCCCCCTGCGTAGGCAGCAGGAGCCGTCTCCGGGACGGTGCTGGCGGTCAGGGCGGCGTCGTTGATTGTCGCCGGCCGAATAATCCTCATTACGGCCAGACTTCGCGAGTGGCGATCACGTCACCGTCGAGGGTTCTGACGGGCAACGCATCGCCCTCAATCCGATCAATCCAGCGAACCACCTTGCCCAGCATCTCGGCGATTGAGGCGGCGTGAACTCGAGCGTCCGAACCGATATTCGAAAGCTGACTGACGACAGCCGTGTTATCCACCTGCACCGATTGGCTATTGGCCATGAAAGCCGTCGAAGGAACCTGCGTGACCTGCGGTTGGACGATCCCACTGGAAGCCATTTCAGCCTCAAGCGCATCGATCGCATCGCGGACGGAAAGTACGCTCTGGTTAATTTCGATTAGGCCGGCGACTGACTGGTCCAGCGCGTCCAGCTGCGCCTGAGCATAGTCTACCGCCTCATCCGTGGAGCCGATAGCCTGGTCCACCGAGCGCATGACCCGAGCAACATCGCGCTGATAATCCTGAAGCGACCCCGCCTGGTTCTTGCTGGCAGTGAGAAAGTCCTGTGCAACGTTCTCCAGTTCGCCCAGAGCCTTCTCGTTGCCCATGCGAGCAAGTGAGCTTGTGTCGACGAAGCGGGCCTGTGCCTGGCGATAGATGTCGGCTGCACCGTCCGCCGTTGCCCCGAGCGTGCCGCGGAACTTGCGGAGGCTGTCCCCGAAGCCGCTGAACTTGTCGATGGTATCCTGAAGCGCCCCACTCTCGCGCTTGTAAGCGTCCGTCAGAACGTCTCTGGCCTTACCGACACGTTCGGCAGCCTCAGCAATGTCCTCCAAATGCCAGATGGACTGCTGGAGCGGTCTCAGACTTGCATCCAGGGCAGCGAGCTCTTCCTGCCGACGCAAGGCCGTCGCCGCTGCTGCGTTGCCGCTTAGTTCGAGAAGGCGAACCTCCATTGACACACGGGCGCGGCGAAGATCCTCCGCGGCCCGTGCCCCGTCGTCGACTGAAGATGCGTAGTCCTGCTGAGCCTTAGCGGCATCCTGCGCTGCCCAGACATTCTGCTGCAGAGCATGAAGGCTTGCATCCAATGCACTGAGCTCGGCAGCCCGCTCACGGGCAACCGCTTCGACTTCCTGTCCGGTTGCCCGCAGAAGCTCGATTTCCAAGATTGCTCGACGACGTGCAATCTCTTCCGCCCTTGCCGCCGCGTCAGCCTGAGCCTGTGCGAGAGCCGCATTGGCGACTGCTGCGTCCTGAGCGGCCCAGACTTGCTGTTGCAAGGCGTGGAGGCTGGCATCCATCGCCTCCAGTTCCATGCGACGGCGTGCGGTAAGGGCTTCAGTGGTGAGACCCTGAGCCTCCATCAGCTCAATCTCTAGCGTGCGCCTTTGCTGAGCGAGGGCCAGGACAGCCGCAGCTGCTTCCTCCGCAACCTGCGCCGCTTGTGCCTCAGCCGCGGCGAGTGCTTCCTGTGCCGCCTTGTTGTCGAGAGCCGCCCAAATCTGTTGCTGAATAGGACGAAGGGAGGCGTCCAATGCGGCAAGCTCATCCTGGCGACGGGCAGCGAGGGCAGCCGTGCTGTTGCCCAGCGCTTCCATGAGCTGAATGTCGAGATCCCGACGTTGCCGGCTTAAGGCTTCCTGAGCCGCTGCCAGTTCCCGCTGTGCCTGTGCCGCATCCTGAGCCGCCCAGACTTGCGCCTGAAGGGCTCTCAGGGTCTCATCGAGCGCAGCAAGCTCATCAGCCCGCTTAGCATTCAAAGCGCCCTGTGCGTCGCCCTGTGCCTCCATCAGCTGGATTTCCAGCGAGCGGCGCTGCTTCTCGATTTGCGCCAGTTGCTCGGCAGTCTTGGCGGTGTTGCCCATTTCGCCGTTGAGCTTGGCCGTATATTCCACCGTCTTGGCGAAAGCTGGCGCCACGCTCATCAACGATGCGTACATGGACTGACCGGCTTCGGTGGACAGGTTGAGCCCGAGGACAAGGTTCTTGAACTCGTTTTTGGTATCCACACCCGACTGACCGAGCCGCGCCATCTCGGCACCGACGGCGGCGATAATCGGCGCCATCTGCTCGGCTTCGGAGAGGAAGTTTTCGCGGAAGAAGCTTGTCTGCTCTTGGAATGCGTCCAACCCACCAAACAAGTCGATGAGAGCCGCACGCGCACCGACCGAAGCCGTACCCACTGCGCCGAAGCTCATGCCGATGCTCTTCAGCGAAGAATCGATGGTCATGTACTCACGGGCCAAGCGGGCGAGCGTTTCGAACTGCCCTTCCCCGACCTTCTGGAACTCGGCCAGGCCAGCGACAGCAGCCGCTGCCATGTCGTCGCCGAGCTTGGAGAAGACCGCCGCAAGCTCCTTCTCGATCTCCTCGCCAGTCAGGTCCTTGAAGGAGATCTTGCCGATGTTGACGTTAAAGGCGTCCAGCATGGCTCCGGCGCCTTCGACACCAATGATGCCGGCTGCTTCGACGATCGAAGTCCGCATGCTCCCCACGAGCAACGCAACTTGGCCGGTCAGGTCAGCGTCGGCCGCGCTCGTGCTCGTCTCGATACTCGTCTTGGTGGACTTACCTAGACCGAGGAAGCCGCTCTTCTTCGAGGTCTTCAGAACCTGCTGGTAGAGGTCGGCAGTGATCCCATTGGCGATGATGGTGCCCACGGTGCCGGGATCGAACTCAATGCCCTGGTCGTGGAGCTCGCGGGTGATCGTCTTCTTACCGAAGAGCGCGCCGATGAGAGCGCCGACAACCGGGACGCCACCAAGGAGCCCACCCTTCGTAACCGTGCCGAGGTTCAGACTGGAAGCGTCCAACCCACCGCCGACGCCAAGCTGACGGGCAATGAGAGACGCGAGGTTGCCGATGCTGCTCTCTATGGCACGCAGCGAGCGAACCATCTGGTTGGAATATTCCAGGTCGCGGTTCGTGTTCTTGAGCATCAGGGCAAGCGAGTTCTCGATGCTGTTTGACTTGGCCTTGGTGTCGCCGAGGACAGAGCCGGTGCCCTGCCGCTCCTGAAGCTCTTCCGCCGTGGGAATGGACGGGCCTTTGCTGCCACCGCCCAAGCCCTTGAGGCCCATGCTCGCGAGCAGAGCAACCATTGCGGCAACAACCGGGAAGGCGAACGGCCCGAGGAAGGAGAACATTTTGGCCGCGCCGGCAGCTGCGTCTGCGCTTCCGCGGACACCTGCGTTCGCCACGCTCTTGGCCGTCATGCCCAGGTCGACCGCAATTGCCTTTATCATGTTGGCGATGCGAATGGCCGCGAGAACCTTCTCGAGCGCGACCATCGCTTTGTAGCCGGTGCTGTTCTCCTTGAAGAGCCCCTTCGCCGCGCCAATCGCGTCGCCGTAGAAGCGCTCCTCAGCGATCGTCCTTTCACGGGCAGACCAGATTGCTATGCGGGCGAGTTCTTCCTGATTGCTGCCAGCGGCCCTGGTCCGACGCTCCTCTTCGAGCGCAATCTGCTCCTGCTTGACCCCGTATTCGCTGAAGGTGACGAGGAGATCCCCAAGGGCAGCACCTGCACGACCGAACGCAGACTCCAGAACGTCCGCCATGATGTTGGCGCGCTCGTCGATCTGCTCCATCAGCCCTAGTTGAGCTTCGAGTGAGGCGTTGAATGCGTCTGCGGCCTCGCGGTTGTCCTCCTGGGCATTGGCGAGGTCGATTTCCGACTTGATGAATGCAGCCCGCTCGTTCGGGTCTAGCCCAGGTCGCGACTTGAGCTTCTGCTCGGCAGCAAGTTGGGCGAGCCTGACTGCCCGTTCCCGGTTGCCAACGCCGAGAAGCTGCGTTTCTAGCTTGAGCTGATCAATCTGCTGCTTGTTCTTCTCGATATCAGATTGGGTCGCCAGCTGATTGGCAGAGCCGCGGTCGGCAACCCTTGCCTGCTTCATCAGGCCAATAATGCGCTCCAGCTCGACGGCTAGATCAGTGTACCCCCTGGCTTGGGCAGCAGCGAGCGCGGTGGCGATTGGCCTAAGCGCCATCTCGTCCTGAATGGCAGCGTTCGCCTCTTCGACTGTCATGGTGCCAGCAGCCACAGCGGTGTTCGCGAGTTCACGCGCCCGCGTGCTAGCCTGAAGGTCCGCTATCTGTTTGGCCGCGTCTTCGCCACGCTGGACGATATTCTTCCGGAGTTCCTGCGCGGCAGCCGCCTCTATGTCGGCGCCCCGCTTCATGGAGTTCGCGACTGAGTTTGCACGAGCCTCGGCAATCATTCCGGCCGCATCGCTCTCCAAGTAAGCGGCTGCCACTCGGCTTATTCCGCCAATCGTTGCTTCCGCAGCGGAGGACTCCAGAGCCAAGCGAGCCTCTATGCGTGCCGCAGCCTTGGCCTCCTGAGCCGCCCTGCGTTCTGCCGCCTTGGCTTCAGCGCGAGCTTTGGCCTCAGCCTTCTTGTCGGCAGCACGAGCAGCAGCTTCGGCGCGGCTTTGCGCCTTCTCGGCCTCTTTAACGGCTTCAACTTCGCGATCGCGGATGCCGGTGAGCTTCTGAAGCTCCCGCTGATAGCTGACGGCGTTCAACCGCCCTTCGCTGAAGCGGTTGGTAAGACCGGCCTCAGCTTTGTCGTAACGCAAGGTCGCCGCAGCAGCCTCGTCTGTTGCCGCAGTAACCTCACGCCTGATGAGCGGGATCTGGCGTTGGCGGATTGTCTTATCGGCCTCGCCAATCGCAGTATTCAGACGCTTGATGGCCATTTCGTGGAGACCGGTGCGAAGTGCTAGGGCGCCGCCAGCACCCGTCGCTCCCGGATCGCCGGGGCTTTGTGCAGCGTGCGCCTGCTGAGCGGATTGTGCTGCCTCCAGGTTTGCCTTCGCAAGATTAAGCTTTCGCACCGTCTCAACACGTGCCGCTTCGGCGCTAGCGAGGTGCGCCCTTTCCATAGCGTAACTGCTCTGGATAGCCTTCTCTGAGGCCTTCAGGTTTTCGTGAATCGCCGCAGTCAGTTCCGACGTGGTCATCTTCTGATACTGAAGCGCCGTCGTCAGACCATCGGACGCGCTCTTGGCGTCCTTCTTCCTCGTGATCAGCATCCCAAGCACGGTGACTGCGCCCATCACAGTGGCGCCCCAAGGTCCGGATAGGAAACCGATGAACCCTTTAGCACCGCCCTGCATCAAAGACAGTGACTGGACCACCTGGCTGCCCTGCTGAGCAAAGATGAGCATGGCCGGCGTACCGGAGGCGAATTGGGTGGCCACGTCGCCGATCTGATAGGAGAGTTGCTGCATTCCTGCGCGCTGCTGCCCAGCACTGGCAGTCACGGCGGTTTGACCCCGCACGAAGCGGGAGCTTGCAGATGCGGCCCTTTCCAGATCGGTGGTGACAGATCCCATCGCGCCACCGACCGACTTTTTGACCTGAGCCATCTCACTTTGTAAGCGAGAAATATTCGTCAAAATTTCGATCTCGAGGCTGCCAGCTTTCACAAGAGCCTCCTTCCTCGGGGCGCAAAAAAGGCGCCGGGAAGGCGCCTGATAGATCCAACACTTTGGCTAAGCGGCTAGGGGCAGCCTTCGGCCTTCTCGAGCTTCTTTCGGTCAACCCAGCGGATATCGACCTCGCCTGAGTCTACTTTGGAGCGACGAGATAGAAGCTCGACATTTCGGATAGCCGCTTCTGCTTGGTCGCCCTTCACTTTGTCGACTATGATCAAGCCATTGTCGTCGCACTCGTAAGACCCGCAGCCTGCGAGCAGGGCAAGGGCGAGAGCTGTTAACACCATCCGCATCGGCACATAATGCGACAGCGTCAGCCTCGCCTCAACCCCTCTGTCTTAGGCCCCAGCGCAAACCCGCTGAAGGCGGCACGGATTTTATGTTCAACGGCTTCACGGTTGCTGTCCACAATGTGTGTCCATGGCGCTGGGCAATCTGGCTTTTTCGCGCGATCCTTCTCAGCAAGCCAGTCACCTGACAGGCTTCGAAGCAGTTTTGCTTCCCAGGGCTGAAGCCGGATGCCTGTGCATTCCTGCCATGCCTGGAGGGTGCGCCATCCGATCGGCGCACCTTCTGGGTCCGCAGGACCAAGATCCATGAGCCATTCGATGTAGGAAGTTGCAGGAAGGATCGGCATGGGAGGGACAATGCCGTCCTCCTGCATCTTCTCGAGCCTAGTGACGGGTTCTGCCACCTGCTCTGAGTTAAGCGATTGCTTTTTTTCGTCCCGCGGCGCAGTGTTGAGCCACGCCAACTGACGGACCCCCAGGCTCAGCTCGTCGCCGAGCCTTTCGTGAAATTTTCCCAGTCGCCGATATGCTCTTGCACTTGGTCAGCGATGAAGCCCAGCTGACGGTTGCTATAGACGGCCTTGAACATCTCCACGCCGGTCTTGCCGGGGTATTCGAGGTTGTTGAAGCCCTTGGTGATGGCCGCCAGATACTCGGCGCCCTCAGTGGCCATGTCGTCGGCAGAAAGTTCCATGTTGCCCTTTTTGCGGAGCCGCTGGATGTTGCGGCTCGAACGCTTGGCATTCGCCTGGGCATGCTCCTTCGAGCCGGGGCCGTAAAGCTCAACCTCCACAGGCTTGCTGGGGTCGTCCCTGCCCTCAGCATCCTTCTCAAAGAGAAGATTGCCGGCCGCATCCTTCAGGTGCAGCGTAGAGGTTTCAGAGACAGCGTACTTCGTAATATCAACCATGAGGGTTTATCCTTCGTGCGCGGATGAAAGGTGTACCGACCCGCCGCGACCGCACGAGAAGCGACGGGCCGATACTCGTTGACCAGCTAGGTGCCGGAAGTTTGTTAGGCGGCGAGCGATTCCACGACGCCGACGCCAGCTGTGCCGGCGCTGGTGATCTCGAGCGTGACGGTGCCTGCGGTGATGGTGTCCACCCCGCCGACCCCGATCTTGAAGCTCATCACCTGAGCGGGGAAGAAATACTTGTCCCCGTTCTGAAGCGTGATCTGGAAGTAATAGTCGCTGTCGCTCAGGCTGGCGGTGCGAAGCAGGATCTGGCCTGCGTCATCGGTGTCGAGGCCCAGGGCGAGAGTGATCGCACCCTCGTTGTAGGAACCCTTCCGCTTGACCGTGGAACGATTGGCCACCGGGTTATGAGTGACGAGCGCATATTCACGCCCAAACTCTCCGAGGTCGGTGACTTCGCCGATGTTGGTGAACGTCAACGCGGTATAGCCAGCCGAGTTGAAAGTGGCGGGCGCCGCCGACGAGATGCCGATGGTCGTGCCCGCAGAGGTACGAACTGCCATTAGAACGGTCCTTTCTGCACAAAAAAGCCCGCGGAATTGCGGGCGCGTCTTTGCCTTGCGGGCAAATCAGGGGATGGGATTACTTGCTGTCGGACGCCTTCTTCGGTTCATCGCTGCCAAGGTCGTCCTTGGAGGCGGGGCGAATGAGGCCGGCTGCTTCGAAGTCAGCGAACTGATTGGCTGGAAGGCCCTTCACCACATCGCCCTTGGCGACAGTGTTGTCTCCATACGAAAAACGCCGCAGCGCAACGCCACTCTTGCTCATCTTATGCTCCTTGCTTGGGTTTCTCAGCCAAACTCGCCGACATACTTGCCGACGAAGACCTGCGGCCTCTTGCTGTGGGAGGCGTGGACAGTGACGTTCCAGTCGTCGCCAGCCATCTCATCGACGATCTGTCTCGCGGCTTCCTTTTGACCGATCTCAGGCCAATCCTCTTGGGCGGCGATGGCTTCGTTGATCTCGCGCTCCAGGGCCTTGCGCCGATCTTCTACATTCTCGGACGTGATCGGTTCAGCGCCCCTGGCATTGACGGGGGAAGCAATCTGGACTGCGACAATCCTGCTATCCGGATAAAGCCGATCGTAAGCGCCCTGCAGGTCCGGGAGGAAATCCGTCGGATGCGCCCAAAACAGTGTCTCGTTGGCCGAAACTTCAACCCTGCATCCAGTTGCCTTGGCAAGTGAGAGCATCTCCGGAAGCATTTGCTCACGCAGATCCATGCCCGGGGAGCCATGGGCCTTGATTGTCAGCATAACTGCTCCGGATTCAGACGAGTTCGTTGTAGGAGACGAGCAAATCCTGGCTTCGTGTCCGGATGCCCGGAGGCTCGATCGTCACGTCGGGGCCTTGCCCGTCAGTGGTGATGGAAACCTCAGTCACTTCGTCTAGGTCTCCGATGAAATCGGCTGCAGCACGACGAACGAGACCGACCAGAAGGAGACGCTCGGAAGCGTCTCTGGCGAGCACCGCCACTTCAACACGATCAGTAACCCGACGCTTGTCGCCACGCTTGAGAACCTTGCGATCGACGGAACTGATCTGCGCTATTGAGATAGCCGGCAGATCCATATCGAGGGGCAAATCCTCCGCGACAATCCTGCTTGCTGGGACAACGGCGGTGAGCGGCGCATAAGCAACGAGAAGTTGCTGCACCACCGCTATCCCGCTCATTCTTCGTCAGGCTCCACAGCCACAGCTGGGGCTTGAAGTTGCCCCCAGCTGAGGCGAGCCCGGATATACTCTCCCATCGCGTTAACAGCCTCTGCGGCCTTCGCATCGAGAGCAGGACGCATGAACGGGAAGGCCCCGTGGCCGGGGTGTTGGACGTATGGGCCGACGAATTTCCCATTGATGACGAGACTACCGCGCTCCACCATCTTGTTCATTGTGCCAATGCCGACCTTGCGCTCCCCGCGACGCGTCATTGTGGTTGGCCGATCTTCATCAGATACTGAGATAAGGTGCGGCTTAACCCCGTACTCGAGAAAGACCCCGACGAAGCTATGTGGCCCCTTCATCTTGACCTTCGCGATGACGAGATCGCCATCTATGCGCGAACTAACCTTCAGGCTTTTTGCTGCCCTGCCAGAGCGGCGCCTGATCCTACTTTTCGCATCATTGCGGACGACTACTGCACCAGCCCTGCCGCCGCCACGAACGGCATTCCGTCCGATCTTGGGCGGTATTTGATCCAGGAGAGCCAGAAGCTCAGGGCCGCCTTTCAGCTTCACGCTGTCGCCTCCCCGCTCGTGTACTCTTCGGCCATCAGCTCCATGTCGATGCGGTCTAGATCGGCAGGGCCTGCAACGATGTGCAGAACTCGCGTCCCGAAGATAATCCGCATGTCTGGAGTTATGTCACTTCGGCGCCGCAAACGGATGCGCGCCGGGCGTCGGGCGATGTTGATCGTCTGGTCGACGCGCTCCGAGCGGCTGGGGAGGATGTCCTGAACCTCAGCTGGGATGTTCTCGGCGTAATTCGCCCATCCGCCTTTCACCGCGGTACCAAGACGAGGATCTTTCGTAACCCCAGGCTTTTGGAACGTGATCCGATGTCGGAACCTGCCGGCCTTCATACGGAATACCGCATGTGCTTCTGAACCAGCGATCGGGCGGCCTCTTCCGACCTGTCGTAAGCCCCTTCCCTCTCAGCAAACATTCCGCCGATGAGGACCAGCATCGCTTCAATCAGTCGCCGCGGTGTCTCATCGTCCGCCAACCCCGCCTCATAGGTGATCTCAAAGCCGTCCGTCGCTGAAGGCCAGTAGGAACCGGACAGCGCCTTCACACGACCGCCAATGACATGGTGGTCCGCGAACGTCTGCTCCACCCCATCGCTGTCGAGGTACTTAACCGATGTGATTGAAACGATCGGCCGCTTGTAGAGGTAAATATGGCCCGCGTGGCACGGCTTGTGCTGCTCAGTGAAGGAACGGCGGACCAGGATCAGCCCGGTCTCGTCCTCAACCCACTCCCGAGCGGCTGTAATCTTCTGGGCAATCAGGTCGTCGCGGTCAGTCTCGAAAAACTCGATCTGTTGTTTGACGAGCTCGACGCTCACGGGCTCGGCCATGTCAGTCAGTCGTACACAGCCGCGACCGTGGCAGTCGCTGCGGTTAGGCGCCGAACCCGGTACGGAGGCACGAACCCTGGATAGACGCCAGTAAAGGTAAGCGTGTCACCGTCAGCGTTGCCAGTCGGAACGATGGTCAAGTTGCCAGAGGTGAGGCAAACAATCGCCTTTGGGCCGCCAGCGATGTTGCTATCGCTCGGAACGATAACAGCGCCGCGGTTCCCCAGCCCGTTTTCAGTGGCTGGATAGATCGGATAACTGGCCATCTGATACCCTTCTGTTTCAACCGCCGCGGATAACGGTAGCAAGGTCGTAGAGGTCGACTGAGAGCTCAGACCCGTCCTCTTTGGTGAACTTGAGCTTGAGTTCTTCCGTGTCGATGTGGCCTTCGAGGATGCCGAGGCCGGGACCTCCTTCAAGGCCTTGGAGACCACGCTCGCCCCTTTCCCCCCGTTCTCCGCGCTTGCCCTTGCTGGCCGAAAGCATCCATCCTTCGCCCGGAAGAGGTCCTGGGTTGTCGACCTTGGCGCGCCATTCGGAACCGTTGAAACTCACAACGTCGAGCGCGCGATAGTCAGCCTCGGGATCGAATAGGCCTTTCGCCTCACCGGGATAGGCATCCTTGCCGTCAAGGCCCCGTTCGCCCGGCTCGCCCCGTTCTCCCGGAGGACCCTGTTCGCCGCGCTCGCCCTGAGCACCAGGTTCTCCCTGTTCTCCGCGGGCTCCTGACAGCCCCTGTTCGCCTTGCTCGCCCTTTTCGCCAGCCGGGCCTGGTTCCCCACGCTCCCCTTGGGGTCCTGGCTCCCCGTCCTTCCCATCCAAGCCGCGCTCGCCTGGAATGCCTTGTTCTCCGCGCTCACCCGGAGGGCCTTGTTCCCCCTGCGGGCCAGGCTCTCCATCCTTTCCGTCTCTGCCGTCTTTTACGGACGCCAGGCGCTCCTCGATGCGGCGCATGAGAGATCCCATGGCTTCCCGCTGTTCCGCCATGAAAGCGCGATGCTCGGCCTGCCTTAGTTGCTCGGACCTTTCTGCCTCTCGGTGTACGGTGGCGATCGCCTTAGCGACGGCGTCCGTAGCCGCGTCAGTGAAGGCTTTGAGCATGTTTCGCGACGCCTGCGTCGATGGCTCTACTGAAGTCGACGAAAGCTCGCTCTGCATCTTCTTCCCCTTCTGGCGCAGCCGCTGAAGCGGGCGGGGCCACCGGCTCAGGAGGCTTCTCATTGAAACTCAACGGGACGAGCTGCATCTGAACGCGCGGTTCGCTGCCAGCACTTCCCCGAGTTGGCAGGCCCTCCTCTGCCGCAGCATCGTTCGGAGACAGGATTCCCCCCACCACGCCGGCCGCAAGGCCCTCCATGCGTTCCTTGAAGTTGCTACGCAGAAGGATGGAGGTGTCGAGCTCGGTATATTCGGACTTGTAGGCAGACGCCTCGTCCGCAGTCGGAGAAAGCCCGAAAAGCTGGTCGAACGCGAGTTCGATATGATTAAGGCAAAAACCAAGGCCGGAAGCAATCCAGGACTGCATCAGGCTCTCAGTGGTCGAATAGGTGTTGTTGCCGATGCCCAGAACCTGAAGCGGCACCCGGTAGGCTAGGGCCACGTTCTGCTCAGTCATCTTCATGATCTCGGCGAACTGCGTATCCTTCGCCGTTGCCGTCATGGGGTTCCATTTGAGGCCGTGGGTCAGGATCGGTGTCCCGCCAGCATTCAAGCCTCGAGACTGCTCGTTCCAGCGTGCCCTCAGCGCTGCAACCTGCTCTTCCGACAAATGGCCATCGGTGTTGAGAGTGCCAGATGGCCGCGCTTGTCGGTCAAAGAACGAAATGGCCTGTCGTGCCATCGCATTGGAAGCTGCAAGATCCAGCATGGCAGCGGTCAGCGGAGTTTCGCCCTGCAACGGATGCCGCGGCGTCTCTAGCCTGACATGCAGCACTTCTCGGGCAGGCACACCGTTGAGAGCGTTAGCGCCAATCTGGCGTTCGATAACTTCGTTGCCACTGAGAGAATAGAAAACGTCGCCAGTGACAGCGACCATCGCCTCGCCCTGGTTCATCAGGTGGAGCTCAGCGATCTCGAAGCGGTTGTTCCGGATCGCCAGCGCGTAAGCATTCCCTGTGCGGTAAAGCTTGCTCACCAGGTTCAGAGTGAAGTCGCTGGGTGTTTGATAGGCGTTCGGCTTGTGGAGAACGCGGGATAGGGCCGAGTTCGTCACCCTTTCACGCCCACCGTCAGCCTTCACACGCCAATGAGATCCAGGACACATAGCCGTTGTTTGAGCGTATGCGGAGACGCAAGCTTGCACGATGGCTGAGCTTCCGCCTCCGTCTACGTCGTACCCCTGCTGCCAGAAGTTCCAGGCGCTTCCGGAAGGAAGCCAACCTCCGCTCGCAGGAAGGTAATAAGGCCCTTCCCGGTACTCGCCTTCATGGGACTTGATCCCCACAGCTGAGAGTACGCGGGACAGGAACCCCATCGGTCGCGCTTACGACTTCTTCGCGGTCGAAGCGCGGGTCTGGTAGGATGACGAGCCAGATGCAGAGGAGGATTTCTCTTCCTCGCCGCCGTCATCATCCTTGTTGTCCAGCTCGGACAGGCTGTCGACGCCAAGCTTCGCACGGTCATTCTCTTCCTGGCTCGGGGTAGGCCGGGCGTTCTCGGTGCGCGCAAGCTGCTCGGCGGTTTCAGCCGCGACGCGCTTTTGGCTGTCA